ACCGTGCCTGTTAAAAGACCACCTGCGCCACCACCGCCACCGCCGTTTGTGCTACTTCCACCACCTCCGCCACCGCCACCCGCTACGATTAGGTAACTAGCAGTAACCGATTGCAATCCTGTCCACCCAAAGGCGGCAAGCGCAGCAGCTCCAATTTTTGATAGACGGGGCATCTGCGTGTCCTTATGCGAACTTGGTTACAGAGGCCAACACAGTAAACGCAGCACTGCCTGTTTTGATAATTACATAGGTGTAGCTGTCAATTGAGCTTGCATTGCCGCTTGTCGGGGCAGAACCACCCTGCCATTTTGGCGTGACAGTGGAGCCATCAACTTGGACAACAGAGTTGTAGTAGGCCGTAGCGCCGTTGGTCACCAGGAATGTGGCAGACAAAGACTCGCCCGTGGACATGATGGTGTTCAGTGATGTACCGCTTGAACCCCTGAAGTTCACAGTGAAGTTGCCACTGGCATTGGTGGTGTAGTACAGAACCGATTGGGTTGTGACATCAAAGTTAATTGTGCCTGTGGCCGCAGTTGCAGAGACAGTTGCAACCTCAAGAATGTTGGAGGTCTTCAAGTCTGCATTTGACGCAGTGCCTGCAAAGGTCTGGAGCGCTGTGAATGTCTGCGCCACATCGGTCTTGGCCGTGTCTGCGTCAAACGCTTGGACATCCGTGCCAATAGCCAACCCCAAGAATGTACGGGCTGATGCGCCACCGGCACCCAAGGTAGTCAGGTCGGCATCGTAGGCCTGGACATTGGTGCCGATCACAAGGCCAAGGTTTGTCCTGACAGTTGCAGCAGACGCTGTCAGCTCAGACAGATTGTTTGCAGTGAGCAGATACGCAGCACCAGACACATAAGCGGCCACCCAAGCAGAGCCTGTGTACAAGCGCATCTCTGGCACTGTCGTGTTGTAGTACAAGGAGCCAGCAAGCAAAGCGTTGCCGTCATTGTCTAGCGTTGGATCGCTTGCTTTGGGGCCAAGGTAGCGATCATCAAAGTTGTCATACGCAGCCAAGGCTGAGTCGCGTGCCGCTTCAGCAGCGCTCTGTGCTGTGGCTGCATTGCTGGCGCTTGTACTCGCGGCAGAGGCAGAGCTGGACGCATTGCTTGCGCTGGTGCTTGCATTGCTGGCCGAGGTGGATGCGTTGCTGGCTGATGTGCTGGCTGCTGAGGCAGAGGCTGCTGCGTTGGTGGCCGAGGTTGTTGCTGATGCGGCATCAACCAGCAGAGTCCATTTTGCAGAGTCAGCGTTGGTGGTAATCGGCAAAGCCCCGCTTGAGGTATGCGCCGTGATGACTTGGAAAATGTTGTTGGTGGTGGTGTCCTTTGCAATGTCTCGCACATAGTAGACAGTGCTAGCAGCCCAGTTGCCACGGTTGGTGCCCAAGGTTTCGCCCAGTGCAGGGTTGCCATTGGCATCAAAGCCCAGCGTCTTGTTGGCTCGCAGTGATGCAAGCGGCAAGGTCATGTTGATGTTGGTCGGGTCTGTCTGTGGAGCTGACAGCGCCCTGACCAAGCCCTCAGCATTTTGCTGGGCAAAGATAGTCTGCTGATCCAGCTCATCATTAAGCGTGTTGGCAAAGAAGTCGCCGCCGGTTGTGAAGTCGGTTGCCCTGGCAATAGTGCGGTTGCCGACAATGGCGTACTGGGTTGGCGAGGTTGGTGCCAGCGCCAAGCCGGTGGCTGTGATGGTCACCGAGCCGGTACCGTTGGCGTTGATGACCACTGTGTAGTGGGTGGTCAGCGTCAGCAGGACATCGTCCTTGAACACGGCAATGTCGGTGTTGGCCAGGATCTCAAAAGTGAACGCATACGGCCCCTCGCCACCAGTGCCACTGGGTGCGTAGACTGCTCGGCGGGTTACATTGCTGATTGGGATGGCCATGATTCAATCCTTGCTTATGGAAATTGTACGGGTTTACTTGGGTTTGTAATAGAGGCCGTTGGCTTTTTTAAGCTCTTCAAGCTCATCAATTTTTGGCTGTAGGCTGGGCTCTTCTATTTTGAGCTGGTCTTTGGCTGCGTTCATGTATTTGGAATGTACTCTCTGCACCGTCTTTTGCTGATCATCCAGCGACAGCAAGTCAAAGCCTGGGGTCTGCATGATGTTCAAGATCTCAGCCTTGCTTGGCAGCTCCTTGCCGTAAATGGTCAGCAGCCGGTTGTACTGCACAGCATCTATCTCAACACCTTCGATCTTGCGGTCGGGCATGCCAATGGGTGAGCCCATCCGCACCAGCAAGTCATCCACCTCCGAGAACTGCTGGGATGTGACCCTAGTTGGCAGCACCAACTCATAGACTGCACCCGTGCCTGACTTGGTCGCATCGCCCCACAGGTTCAGCACTTCTGGCAAGTCTGCATTGAAGTACGGGATGCGCGACTTGTACTTGTTAAACGCCTCAACAAAGCCGCGCATGCCCATGGACAGCTCGGGGCTGGCGCGGGTGTCCCGGTTGGTCGGGTCAGACAGCCGCTCAAAACCAGCAAGCATTGAGCTATAAGCACCAGCGGGTGAGCCGCCAATAACAAAACTACCGGCCTGTTTAATTATTTGTTCAATGCCTTTTTTAATTTTTTCATCTTCGTCTGCACCTGTTTTGCCCATACCAAGCACTTTGGCAATTTCTGCAAGACCCTGCAAATAAGGTTGCTCTGCCAAGTATTCGTAAAGGCCAAAAGCTCCACCTAAAAATACCTCGGCAATTTTGTTGTCATCAGACTCTCGTTGAGCGTATTCACTGTAGTCTGCGGCAATTGCCAAAAAGCCAGACATAGGATCCATGCCGTTGTAGCTGTAATATTTGCCGCCAATTTTGAGGGAGTACGGCTGCCACCCGTCACGGATCAGCGCGTCACGGTCTTCTTTCCGTACAGGGCCACTTCCAGTAATCATCCCTTCAGCGGCCAGTGACCCAAAGGTCGCCAGAGTTGCTGTGCCAAGCGTTACCTTGGCCAGAGCCATGTCGCGGTACACGCCACCCTTGGCGATCTCTTCACGCCACTGGCTGGACAGTGGGGCAAACGGGGTGCGCTCAACAAGTTGCAAACCAATGTTGGCTGGTGTTTTAAAGAAAGGTTGAACCACTTTCATAATTGGATTGTTGAAGACTTTTTGCAGCCCCTTCAAGACCGGTGGCAATTCAGCGGTAAAGGTTCCTTTTTGAGCAAAAAGGGAGGCAGCTTCATCTAGGTCGCGTGGTGGGTTTTGATACAGGCTGATGGCTTCGGCCTCCATCTTTGCCAGAGCATCAGCTTCGGGAACGCCAGCTTCTATCGATTCGCGGTAGACCGTCTTGCTGCGCCGAATGATCAGAGTGTTGAGCTCCATCCGATACAGCGTACCTTTAAAAAATTCATCCTCTGCCATGAGAGCTCTGCCTGGCAGCGTAACTGCTGTGCCATAGTAGTCAATGGCCTTGGCAAACCATTTGTCCTGCTCAATACCAAAGCCAGCAGAACTGATTGCTGGGACAGTATTGCCGCGCTGGGCCTCAACCTTGCTCATCAAGTCGCTGGGCTGATTTTTCTTAAAGGCAGTGCTTGCCAATTCCAAACCTTCAAGGACTCCATTGCGCAGCGACTGCATCATGGTCAGCGCTTCATCGTAAGCAATTTTGTCTTGCGCGGATCCTGGAAGTAAATCTCCCCATTTGGTAACAAGGTTGGGCATCCGTCCTTCGCGCACAGCCTTCGGCAAGAAGTTCGAATACATTGAGGCCACCAAACGCTCGGGCATTTGATACAAGCCCATCGTACTGTTGCCGACAATGTTCTTGGCATGCGACACGCCGCTAGACAGCAGCCCATTGATGTAGGTGGTGAACCACACATCTTTCACGCTCGACATCATCGACTTCTCAACCAGAGCATTCTGAGCGGCACGCGACTCCAGCGTCAGGTAGGACTTGGCCAAGTCAGACAGGGCAGCGTCACCACCGTACTCATCAATCACCTGGCGCACGATAGCAGCATTGCCATCGCGGGGGATGCGGAACACAGCCAGCGACCGAGCTGTCTCGGTCTGGATGCCCTTGACACCGCGCTGGATCAGGCCGTGGAAGGCGATCTGCTGGCGCAGCTTGAGCTTGTCCACATCGGTGGCCGTGCCGCTGTTGACCATTTTGAACAACTTGTCGAGTTCGTTGGCGCTGGACTCCAGCACCTCCAGCGCTTTGTAGGTCTCGACAGCGTTGGCCATCATCTTGCCGTCAGTGCCGATCAGGCGCGACAGGAAGGCCTCGCCAATGCCCGACTCAGCAGCCTTGTCCTTGATCTCTTGGAAGGTGACCGCCTTGGTGCGGATATTCAGCGCATCGGCCACGCCGCCCACAATGGCAGCGGCATCCTCGGTCTGGTAGCGGGACAGGTTGAACGGCTCATCAGGCGTGCCGCCGGGTTTACCCTCGGTGATGCCAAAGGTCTGCCTGCGGGTGACAGCTCGCTCAACGGCCTCTGTCAACGGCTGGTCAGCCTCGGGGATCAGCTTAAAGCGGCTAGCCTTGGCAGCATCAGGCAGCTCGCCGGGCAAAGCACGCGCAGCCTCGGGCACCAGGTTGCGCTCGGCCTTGGTGGCTTGCCGGGTGATCAGCTTGCGCAGAGCAGCGTCCATCGGGCCTGCGACTTGGACACCCTCCTCCATGGACGGGGTGCCGATCTCAGCAACCTCGGGCATCTGAGTTGTGTCGGCTTGAACGGCCCCAGGCATGGGCTCTAAAGGGATGTCCTCGGCAGGCGTGCTGGGCGCAGCACTCGGCAGGATCTGGCCAAGGCGCTGCTCAAGGGGTTTCTGCTCAATGGCCATCACTTAGCTCCTTTGGCAGAAATCGCACTGCCTTGATTTACGCCTGGCTGCTGTCCTGCTTGGGTAGGTCTTCCGGTTCGCTGGGGTCTATTGGCAGCACCACCTTGGACAGCTCGCGGAACAGCGCCAGCGGATCCTGAGTCTGGGATGTTGGTGCCGATTGCGGCGGCGAAATCATCAATGAGTTCACGATTTACTCCTGGCCATGTGTACCACGCTTTGCCAAAATATTCGTTTGGCGTACCGTCTGGTAATGTGTCTTTGCTGAAGAATTTTACACCAGGAAAGTCATCAGGTATTACCCCATTTTTCTTTTCCATGACATGCTTGAACATTTCATCCAAATCATTTTTGGTCATGGCCACTTTGTCGCCGCCTGCCGTCTCGTAGACAAACCTGTTGCCGCCTTCTGGCGTGCGCTCATAGGTGATGCCAAAGCCACGCTCATGCGTGCGGCCCTCTTTAACCGGAACATTGGCAAAAGGCAAATTGGCACCTTCTGCCTTTTTGACAATTGTTTCAAGGGTTGGGTGAGCAACCTCTTGGCCAGACGATAACACCCAGCTCTCCCAGTGGTAGCGCCCAATGCTGGCCTTGTCAGCTCGGCCAACCTCCTTGTATAGATCCTGTACGCGCAAAGCCAAAGATCGCTCTAGCGCCTCGTATGTGGCAAGGCCTGGGCCTCCATCAAACAGATGAGCCACATTGTCATAAATCTTGTCGCCGCCAGCAAACAGGCGGTTGATCTGAATACGATCTAACACCATGACATCTTCACGGCCAGACACCAACAAGGCAAAGGACAGCACCTTATTCTTGATGCCAACACCTTCGGCCAAGCTATAGAAATCGCGTCTGATCTGTGGCCCTGTCATCTGTGGATCGGCAACCATATCGTGCAGTGCCTGTAACTTGGTGCGGCCATCAGGCAATTTCTCGCTCATCTTGGGCAAGAATGTTCGCAAGAAATCATTGGCGTTGCTGGTCACCATATTGCCGGGACTGCCAGCAGGAATCGTTTGACCGATCATTTTTAAACCAGTGTCAATGTCAGCCTGCGTGTACTCGCCGCGCACGGCCTTTTGGATAAGCGGCTGCATAGCCTCGGCAAGATCAAGAAAGCCAGACTCATGCGGGTAGGCAGATGCCCTGCGCGAAAGCATGGCCCAGAACATCAGGGTACCGGTTGTGTCTGCTTTGGCTGTTCCGTTTTGATAGATGTTGCGGAATTTATCTACCACTGCAAAGCCACGATCAGCTTCATCAATCTGGTTTTTGCTCATAGAGCCAAACCAGCTTGACCATTTTTTCATATCGTTGACATTGCTGATCAACCAGCTTGGCGGGATCGGAACTTCATTGGAGTTGTAGACATTGGCCATCATGGTGGCAAATGATTCATTTGACTTTAACGGGTCAGGGAATGCTGTCGCCAAATCATCCAACCGTGTAGAAACATCTTGATAGTTGCCGGGGTTGACATCATTGACAATGTTTTGGCCTTTGCCATCTGGCGTGTATGAGCCGGTTACCTTGACTCGATATTCTGGCAACAACTGCAAGTTCTTTTCGGCAGTGACTTTTTCACTTAATTTTGCTGCGCCATTGTCAACCATGGCAGATGAGTTCATGGTCATTTGACCATAACGCTCAAGCGGCACAGCGCCCATCCGCACTGGCATGCCACCTTTCTCCGCTATGTTGAGCATCATTTCAGCAGCCTTGGGGGCAAGCTGCTTTGTTGCTTTTATTGTGCTTAGTGTTCCCGGCACCAGACCAAGTGCAGCACCGCCGGTTTGCAGCGCAGCCGTCCCATAATCTCCGCGCTTGGCTGAACTCACAGCATCGCCAAGCATTTGTCCAGACTCTTCCATCTGCATTGTTGTGCCCAAATATGGCGCAAAGTCTGCAAGACCAATATCTAAAGGCAAATTGCTGCTAGGGCCACCAATCAATGTTTGCGCATTCTTGCGAGCTTTGTATTGATCCATGCCCAAGTCTACAAATTTAGACTGCAAGAAGTCAGCCAATCGTTGCCTTACAGTTGGCTCGATAGCCTTGATGGTGTCTGGATACCTTCCGGTGTAGGCCTGCTCGGGCATTCCCCGAGAAATGCCAGCCTCGGCCAGCAGAACATCACCAGGCTGTCTGCCTGGGGCTGTTTGCTCTGGCATGGCCACCTCAACCGGCTCATCCGGGAATTGCATGGCGGTCAATGCTGACAGGTACTTGTTCTCAATGGGGCTGTAGGCCATGCTTAGTTTCCTCGAGCTCTCTTGAGCAGCTTCTCAAGCTCATTAATTTGTCGCATCTTGGCGGGATCATTGCCAGCCTTTTGACGCAGGGCAGGCAGATTTTCTTCCGTTACCGGCCCTGTAATCCAATCACGGCCTGATTTGTACTTGCCGTCTGCGCCTTTGGCAAACTCAGCCAGCGACTTCTGTGCGGCCTTGGCATCTTCGCTGTTTCGGCGCTTGACAATGTTGTCTTCAAGCTGGGTCAAGATCTGGCGCGGTGTCAAGGTCTTGTTGTCAAGTGCAGCCGCTGACTGAATCTGAAATGCCTCGGCTTGCAATTCTTTGCGGCGCTTGAACTCCTCGCCCTTGGGGTCAAGAACCACTACGCTACCAGCAATTACTGGGATGCCAGCAAGCTGGGAGATGCCGCGCTCAAGCTGAGAGCTGTCGCTCTTGTTGTCGCTTTGTAGCAGCTTGAGAACTGATACAGCATCTTTGCCGGTGATGCCTTTGCCAACCAATGCCTTGATCTGGGATGAGTCAGTGATGGTGTTGTTGTAGATGCCATCAATCAGATTAAAAAGAATGCCCTGGTTGGACTCAGCTTCTTTCACTGGCTTTGGCTCCAGCACATCCTTGAGGATGCCAACCGACACCGAGCCCTCTGGCAAAGCGAGTAGCTGTTTAATCAGCGCCTTGCGCTCGGAGCTGTTCTCTGCCAGCGGAAAGATCTGCTCCAACAGGTTAATGGCTTGACCCTCGGCAACTCGCTTGTCATCTGCTATCTTGGCATCCTTGATCGACTTGCGCTGATTGACGGCCACCATGAAGTTGGCAGTCACCTTGGCCACCGACTCAAAGTCATTGGTGATCATGGATTGCAGCACCGGGCTCATGTTGCCCAGGTCGCCAGCCTTTAGCTTGGCCAGCGTCTTCTCTGGGTCAGCCATGTTGGCATCAGACATTAGCGCCTTGGTTACAGCGTTGATCTTTGCTGTGCGCAGTGCCACCTCAAACTTAGTGCTGTAGCCGGTCTGCAAAGCCTTGTCGCCAAGCAGCAGGGATTGAGTCAGCACATTCTTGCGGAACACATCCGCGAGCTCGTCAACAGAACGCACCTGGCCGGTTGAGTCTGTAAAGCTGCCTTGCGATACCGTTTCTTCCAGCAATCTAATACTGTTGTCAAAGTCAGCGTCAAACTTGGCAATGCGTTGGTTTTTGGCTCTTTCTAGCTCGGCCTTGTAGGCGGCATTGAGCACAGTGTTGCCGTGCGTGGCCATGGTGGCGCGAAACTTAATTGAGGCTTCTGGGTCACTGTTTGCCAGCGCTTTAGGAAAGAAGCCGTCTGACATGGCTTTAATCTTGGCGCCGACCTGCTCTGATGTGACGCTGCCGTTTTCTACACCAACCAACAATTTGTTGAGCTCGTTGCGGCCTTCAATTTCAAAATGGCTTGACAGCTCCAAGCTGCGAGCCTTGGCCACGGCCTGATCAAAGAAGTTGAGCGAGCCGGTGCTGCCAATTGAAGATGTTTCACCCCGACCGCCAAGGCCAATCGTCACCCCGTTTTTTGCAGCCTCAAGCTGTTCGGCTGAAGGCGGGTTGCTTGCAACATATTGCAAGCCTTCTTGCTGGCGCAGGGTGCCTGCCATCTGGAATGCACTTGCGCTCATGCGGTCGAGAACCTGGGCAAGCTGGCCAGCACCTTGAGCCGCCACCCGTGGGCCAATGTAGTCCACCGACTGCTGCTGGGCCTGCACCATGGGCACGCTGCCGACCGAGCGAATTTGCATCTGACCTGATTCGATTCGTTGGGTGGCCATGCTTATGTCACTTTCAAGTAATCAGTGGCACCCTTGAGCAAGGTTGCATTGGCCAAGATGCCACCCGTCCTGCGAGCAGAAGCTCCAGCAAAATCAAGTTGGCCAGCCTGGCTGCGTGCGCTGTACAGGTTGAGCATGTTCTGGTAGTCGGTTGATTGCAGCATGGCGCTGGCATCCTCAAAGCCCAATACCCTCGCGGTCAGGGCGTTAAGGTCGGAGATCCCAACATCGCGCATTGTTGCGGCCACATTCTCGCGCTGCACAGCAGCCACAGAGCCCTCGCCCACCACCACGCCACTGGCAGCAGCCCGAGCTCGCATAGAGGCGTTGGTGGCACGCATGTTCTTGAGCAGGGTGTTGCCAGCGATCTGGTAGTTCTGCGCCTCAATTTCAGCCTTCTTGACCGTGCGGCCAGCTTGGATGGTGGCGTACTGCTCGCTCATGTCGGCACGCACCTCGGCCACCATCAGCGTGTCGCGTGCCTGTAGGAGGTAGCTTGTCTGCTGGTTTATTGCCGCAGCCTTTTGAGCCTCGGCTGCGCCGTAGGCACCAATGAGGCCTGCCGCACCCGCCATCTGGCCTGCATACGGATTTGCTGCTGGTGTTGTTGCCATGTCTTATGTCCCTGAGAAAACAGCCACGCGATAGTCGAGGCCGAGCAAATTCATCTTGAGCGGCAGATCTTGGGACAGCTCAATAGACTGCTCGCGGCTGTAGCCAAGCACGCCATTAACGCGCTTAATTCCGGTGAACTCTGGCACGGGATCATCAAGCAGTGGGTTGTCAAACAAGCGGAAAGCCACCGGCTGGTTGTTGATGATCAGGTTCTGGGTCTCATTGACCACAGCGCTGATCTCGACAATGCGCTTCTTGAACGACACCCTGCTGCCGGTCTGTAGCTTGACCTCGGCAGGCATGGTCTTGACAAACACGCTGATGGGCAGGCCGACCTCAAAGCTGGTGGTGCTTTCCCGATCAAAGGTTACAGCGCCGCCGCCGCTCACAGTTTCATTGCCTTGAGGTGAGCCATCACAAATTACATTGAGCGACTTGCCAATGTGGGGCAGGCCACTTCCAACACCCCCAGCAGAGGCACCAACAAACGCACAGTCGGTGAAGTACTCGTAGCCAAACATTTCAATGAAGTACCTGTCAACGCTGTTGAATGTTCGCTTGGTCACCGCATAGATCGTATTAACATCCACGCCCACATCAATGAACCGGCCATCGGTGGTGAACTCGCTGGGGCTGGTTACTTGCTGGCTGCGCATGATGCTGAAGGCAGCAATGCTGCCGTCATCGGTGTTGGTCATCAGCAACAGATCAGCCTCTTCAGTGCTGGATGCCTTGCGCAGGGCGACCCTCTGCGGCCCCTTGAGCAAGTGCCCGGACAGCAGCGAGATGCGCTGGGTGATGTAGGTCAACTGAGTGTCGTTAAAGATGAACTCGTTGAGCGACTTGCCCTGGCGCTGAATGTAGATTGAGCCAGAGTCCACCGACTGCACCCGGGTGCCAGGCTTGATGCCATTGCGACTCACATTCTTGAATGTGAAGGTCAGCGGCGTGACCGGATCAGATCCAGCTTGCGGAATGAAGAACTCGCCGCCCGTGCTGAACACTTGGAAGTCACGCCCAGAGATGATGTCAGTGATGACATTCAGGTCGTTGGTATCCAGCGTGGCCTCGACCGCATCATCATCCAGCGACTCGCTCGGCACAAAGTCAAAGAACAGGCCGATCTTTGAGCCCCAGATTGTGGATGGCCGAGACTTGCTGCCGCCAAAGTAGAGCCTGCCTTCGTGGAAAGTTACTGTGCGTGGCCAGCCCTTGGTGCTCGACCAGACATCTTCATAACCATGTTCAATTTCCCATTTGCCCTGATCAATGGTAGAAGTTGAAAAAAACGGGTATTCAACAACAGCCCTAATTTTAGTGTCTGTCAACACTTCAACAATTCGGGCACGCCCTTGAGGCTGCGCATTTATATATTGGTTTACCGCCGCCGCCTTAAAAGATGAAATTTCATATTGGCTGGCGCTGTTTGGTGTTGTCACCCAAGCAGGATGAACTGTCAAAACCTTGGTTGTGCCGTCGTAGTCTTCGCATAAGCGTGTCTGTCCAACACCAGTTCCAGATGTGATTTCAATAAACATGCCAACATAAATATCATCGACAGAACTTGATGCCGACTTTAAAGTAATAGTACTGGAAGTCGCCGCCTGCGCCGTGCCGGTAGTATGGTTGGTGTTTGTAGCAGTTAACTCCACATTTCCAGAAACAGCCGTCAACGCCAATGTACTTGTTGTGCGAATGTGTGTATCAAGTTCAAAAGCATATTTTGGTATTGAATCAAAATTGATAGATGCAACTTGCCATGCTGTATCACTTGTCCTGGTGATTCGCACAGGCTGTAAGTCAGGATGCACCACGATCAATGTATCGGCAGACTGAGTCCAGCACATATCGTCAACAATGTCGCTGCCAATTGTGGTGGTCAAGTAGCTGTTGCCGGTGCCATTGATGTTGGCCTGCACCACGCCATTTTTGATGACATGCATGCGGTTGTGGGTAAAGCACAACATGTAGCTGTCAGTGACTGAGAACTGGAAAGACACCAACCGCACGCCATTGCCAGCGCTTGGGGTGCTGCTGTTTGGCAGCTCAAACACATGCTTGGTGCCTGGCCTGCGGCGCAGCCCACCTTGGGGCTGGATCAGCACATTGGTGGCTTTGGCCAAGGCGTTGTTGTACGCAGCCAGGTCTACCCGCGCACGCAGCAGCGGGTCAAGCTCGCCGGTTGCAAAGTTGGTGGTGAACTCGACAAAACGGGGCATCAGTTCCTCACTGCAATCAGGCTGTAGTCTTCAATGACTCGCACGGGATTGTTCTGGCCATCAATCTGGGCAGCAGTGCGGAAGTAGCCGCCACGGCCATTCTCGCTGATGTCGCCTGTGGCCACGCGCTGCCACTTGTTGGCCTTGTCTTGCTGCTCGGTCACGGTCTCGGCAATGTGCCATGCAACCATATATTTGAGCAATTGCACAAAGTATTGCGGCATCGCAAACTCTGGCACGCTGTATTGGTAGTCAATGAAGACTTCGGGCTGATTCGTCAGGAGCTTGTCGCCCTGGATCTCCCAATCCTGCCGTGGGCGAGCGCCTGGCTGCGCGGTCTCATAGACGGCGCGGGGGCTGGCGAGTCGGTCACCCGGCAGTTGATATTCGTACAGCCATACGCTGTTTGGGGTGGTGATCAGCTTCGCAAGCTGCACCTTCTTCATGCCAAATGTCCACGGGTACATGACCAGGGTGGAATCACGGATGTCGGGATACAGGCGGTCGCAAACACTCGACTCGTCTGTGCCGTCATTGAAAGACGATATTGCCTTTGCCCCGATCAGGAGGAGGGCATCAGAGCAGATCGAAACACCAGTGTCACCAGCAGCCATTTGAACCCCTCAATGTAAGAAAGGCCATCCTCCGAGAATCCCCAGAAGATGGCCCAGTTGACTCAACACCAATTAGTCGGTGTCAGTTGCGCTCACGGTAGTTCCGTCAGCAATGTCAACCACACCAGCCGAGGATACAGCATTGACATAAGTCAACACCAAACTTGGCGTAGTAGCGTCATAGACAAAAATAATGTCACCCACATTTAACAGCGATGCAATGCTGTCAAAGTAGCTCACAGTGTTAACCGTGGCTTGAGTATCTGTTGTCTTATACAGATACATGTTAGGCGCGTTTCCAGATTTGGAAGCGCAAACGGTCACAAGACCAGTGCTAGAAAAAGCCATTTTGTGACCTCCTATTAAGCCGCAGCCGCTGTGTCGCGTGCGGTGATTTTTACAATACCTTCACTATCGATGGCAATTGCGCCTGCGCTAAACAGGGCATTGACAAGATAGCTGGTCTTCTCTGGGATGTAGTTGATCTCGGTCTTTGGAGCGATACCTTCTGCA